TTGGTAGTATCAGATGAATTTCTAGTAAAGTTAAATGTAATTTCAAAGTGATCGGCTGGTTGTACATAACCAGCTAAAGTAATTTCAGTACTCATACCTAATGGAGTAGATCCAATAGTTATAAGTTGATCATCTTGATCCTCAACAGTAAATCCTAATGTTCCACTACTGTCTGGATCTGAGTTGATCAACAAAGATACTGGTTGTTTTCTTTCGCTAGTACCCCATCTAATCCAGCCAGATTTTAAATAACCAGATGCTGCTTTAACTGTAGCAGACTCAATCCATACTCCAGTAGATGATGTAATAAATTTTTGTCCTGTTGTACCAATAAAGGAAACACCATTAGGTGAACTACTATCAATAACCAAATCAGATGCATAAGCATAGCCATTACCTACAACTTGACCTAGGTTAATCCGCCACAATCCAGTAGATCCAGATACCGTTTCAGATCTAGTTGCGTATATATAAGACTGGTCAAAGGCTAAGTCAGATACATTACCAGTGACATTAAGAGGTCCATATACAAATGATGTACCGTCTGTACCGACTGCACCTACACGAACACCTTTAGATGTAGCAAGAACAACAAACTCGTTTAAGTATAAACGAATTTGATTTAATGTTTCACCCCTAGGTAACTCTGCAATAATAGCTGGATCATTAATAGCAGCTAATGGAGATGCTGCATTAATTGTATAAGACTGTATTTTAGATATTATACCTTGTGTGTAGCCAACTATAATAGAACCAGGCAACTCTGATATAGAGTTAAATGTTAAAGATGTATTTGGGTAAGTAAATCTTACTTCAGAATTAGACATAGTTGCAGGGGGAGAACTTGGATTACGAGATAATTCATATAAATGCATATCAGTATTATCATGTTTAATGCCAGCAATAATACGATCTTTAACATAACCAATTGCTTGAACGGTTTGTGTTGTTACTGCGGTTGGTTTGTTCCATAGTTTAGTCACAGCCAAGGCTGTGCTCACCTGATAGATACCATTACTAGCACCAACAATTGCAAAGGTACCATCTGATGTTAATGATTGTGCAGTGGTTGATGTTCCTAAAGATGTTGAGGTTGTTGTACTTCCATTATAAAAATTTACGTTACCGCCTGATATAAAAAATGTACCACCCGATACAGTTGCTGGGTAAGTTGCTGCTGATGTACTTAACTGTGTAGTTGCTGGTAATAACTTAAGCTCACCAAGAGTCCAAGGATCTACGTTGTTTGATTCATAGAATCTAAATAGATCAGATGACTCAGCGTCATAGAATCTTTCGCCCGCACCATGGTGCCATGAGGTAGCAGATCTTAACCACCAGTTAGATAGCGACTGCTCACCAGCAGTTGCGCTTTGGTCAATACGTTCCTTCTGGTATGTCGTAGTGATACGACTAATGCGATTATTGTCGGAGGCAGCAGACAGCCAAGGTGTATTACCTATAGCATAACTGGCAGCAAAGTCCTCACGTTGGTATCTAACCAAAGCAGTAGGGATATTGGTGCTGATTGCAATAGGCAGATCGCCTTTAAGATACTTGTTGGTTGTTGCCACGCCTTATCTCCTACTTCTTTTCTGATTGTTCCATCCATTTAAACCATGGTGATGTGTCTTTAGCGCACTCTTCTTTAATAGATATATGTAAATGTTTTACGTGCTTATTGGAGCCAGTATATTTTCTATCGCCTTTTTGTTTAGACCAAATGCGACCATCAAATATTAAATAAGAAACTCTATTATCTTCCTTAAGTCGATTGTAAATATCTTTACAATCTACTCCACCAACAGGATCATGGGTTAGGTCTGCTGCTAGACCAGTGTTGTGATCTGAATCAGGACTGGCTACTTGATGAGCAGCAGATGGTAGTAGACCATCGCTTGCTTTCTTCCTCTTGGGAAACAATGCCGTCGCTTGGCGCAACACAGCAATTGCAGCAGGTGTGGCTTTCTTGACTACAGGTTTCATTCATTACTCTTTCCAGCCACTAGTTCAAATAAACTGTCAATCCTAGTTTCTAATCTAGAAATGGAATCTTTTATCGAGCTGCCCCCATTCGGGCGAAGTTCATTAAGGTAATGCTTTACCAGCCAACGAACTGAGCCAGCAAAGCTGGCGACTATTGTGGTAACCGCTACTGCGATACCAGCCCATTCGTTGGTAGTCATTACTCTTTAGAACCTATGCCGTATTCGGATTCAGTTTTGTCAAATGCTTTGGCAGCAGGACCAGCGATAGCAGCAACAGCAATAGATACAATTGGATCTAATCCAAGTTCATTGCTTGCTAAGAATCCTAAGAATGAAACTAGCACACCACGTAGGTATGACTTAAGTATTGCCTTTTGTTTTGTTGTTAGCTTTAATCTGTCCATTTATATCTCCTTTATAGTGTTGCGATTTCAGCAGCAGTTAAACCTAATGCTGCTAACTTTGCTTCTGCTGATGCTTTTGCTGCAGCCTTGGCTGTTGCTTGGGCTTCACGCTCTGCCTTTTCAATAGCGTATGCTGCTGCATCTACTTCTCGTTGAGCAATTTCTTCTGCGGTTAGTTCAACCTCAGTAGTAACTCCTGTTGAGCAGTCTACGATTATTTTAGTTGCCATTGTTTTCCCTTTCGTTATGCGTTAGATATTCCATATAGATAAGCGGTTGAGTGTTGAGCAAATAATGTTGCTTCACTAGTTAATTTAATATTGGTAATAGCATTGGTTAAACTCCAAGCCCCATTAACTATTTGTATATAAGCCTCAGTAGTATTGTTTTCTTCTGTATTGTTTTCAGATGTAGTTTTAGCAAGAGATGAAGTATAATTAGGAATATAAATCTCTGAATTACAAAATGTAGATGCAGTGTTACCAGCAGTAGGGTGATTATTTGTTACCCTTATATAAGCCTGAGCTGTGCCCGCTCCACCTCCTGGAGTACCACTTCCAGCACCTCTTAAATTTCGGAAAGAATAATTTGTTGCTGTACTATTATTAAAAATCATTTGTGCACCACCTCCGTGAGCACCAGAAGCAGTACTTCTAACAGAAAGTTTAAGTAATAAATCAGTATAAGTTTGCGGTATAGAAGTAAATTCTATAGTTGCACTTCCACCTGAGCCTACTGTTATCTGTTGAATTAAAGTATAAGTTGCCATTATGCCGCCTTTATTCCATAAATTGCTATAGTAGTACCTACTTGGTAACTTAAACTTGAAGCCAATCTGAAATTTATACTAGTAATAGCAGCAGTATTTCTCCATAAATTTATGCTCATGGTTGCGGAAAGACCTGCTCTACCTGAACGGTTAATCATTGTTTTGTTTGTAGTAGTGTTACTATAATTTAAAAATTCCATAATAGCCATACCGCCAACATTTGATGGTGTATTATTGTCAATGTGCCATTGTGCAACATTAGAGCGTCTACTAGATGCTACAGTTGTGTTAGCTATACCCAAAATAGTCATTGAATAATTATTACCTGTATCACTATTAAGTCTAATTAAATATTCATCATCAAAGGCAGCACCAGTAGCACTAGAAAGAATAACTCTAAGATCAGTATAAGTTCCAGGAATACTGGTTATATCAATACTTGAAGTTGCACTACCCGTTACTGTGTAAGTTGCTATTTTTTCGTATGTTTCTGGCATTATGCTCCTTTAATTCCGTATAAGGCAAAAGATGAATATTGATCAAAATCTCCTGATTGCGATAATAAAGTAATACTAGTTATGGCATTAGTATTAAGCCATAAACCCGAAAGTATAAAAATAAATCCAGAACCGTTTTGCTCATCGCCACAAATAGTGTTTGTTGTTTTATATTTATTTGTGTTAGTATAATCTAAAATATCTAGAATACTTCCACCATATCCTACTTGTGAACCTGAACTTGCTCTGAGTCCGTAAAGTGAAGTTTGTGCTGTTGACGCAGTTGCCGCACCAACTCCAGTACCATCACCATACATAAAATGAGAAGTATAATTACTACCTGTATCAGAATTAAATCTTATTAAGACATAATTTGTACCAGAACCTTTAACTAATGTTCTAACTTGTAAATGTTTATAGGTTGCAGGTATTGAACTAAAAGTAACACTTGAGGTGGTAGCTGATGTTACGGTTGTAGTTGCAATAGATTCATAAGAGCTTGGGGCAGCCACAACCGATGCACGTAACCCACCGAAAGCACTAGCAGATCCACCAGCTCGAGTAGTAATTAAAGGCATTATTAAATCTTCCTGTTAGGCAAACTTAGTTTGTGTTTCAAGAACTGTAAATGTTGCTGATGCTGTCTTAATAATTGTAAATGAATAAGCATCAATAGATGAAGCATTACCAGCGGTGATTGCTGCTGGAACCTTTGGGGTTACAGTAGTTCCATCAATCTGGATTGTGTTTGGATAGTAAGCAGTTGTACCATTGGTGTTAAGCCATACTACGGTGATGGCATCACCAGTTGCCATAGCGGTATTCAAAGAAGTTCCACTGCTGTATCGAATGTTAAGTGTATGGTTGGCTGTTGCGTTTGTGGTGTAATACCAAATAGAAGCAGTAGATACATCAAAGTTAATTGTTCCTGTTGCAGCAGAAGCAACAACATTTACATCTTCCTCTAGTCCTTTGATTACTGCATCAGTAAGAGTTCCACCATTTATCGTTGGTGATGTTAATGTTTTATTTGTTAATGTATCTGTGGTAGTAGCATTGACTAATGGAATACCACCAGCGGTAGTACCATCATGAACTACTACGGTTTTCTTGTCGGTGTCAACTGTTAGTTCAGCTAGCAGTCCTGTGAAGGATGCGTGTTGTGCCGTAGTTCCTCTACGGCGTTGGAATGCGAATGGCATTATAGTGTTCCCCAATCTGAGAGGTTAGACCAAGAAGCGGTAGTTCCGTTATTGGTTAAGAAATATCCATTTACTCCAGCAGAGATAGCAGGTATATAACCTGCTGCTGCAGAAGCACTTGCTGCTGCCGAGGTTGCACTTGTTGCTGCTGAAGATGCTGAGGTTGCTGCTGAAGTCTGAGATGTTAATGCACTAGATGCACTTGTTGCAGCAGAGTTGGCACTAGTTAATGCATTGCTTGCATTTGTAGAAGAAGATCCTACTGAAGTAGCAGCCGAGCTTGCACTTGTTGCTGCACTAGTAGCCGAAGTCGCTGCAGCAAGTGCATGGTATTTAGCTGAAAATTCGCCACCTGCTACAGCACCAGTAGTTTTGGTTGCCCAGTCATTAGCCAGTGTTGCAGATGCAGTTGCATTGGTTTCACTAGTAGCAGCACTTGTTGCTGAAGTTGATGCAGATGCTGCACTGGTTGCAGCAGCAGTCTGACTTGTCAAAGCACTGGCTGCTGAAGTTGATGCAGAGTTAGCACTAGTTAATGCACTAGATGCTGAAGTCGATGCGGAAGAAGCGGATGTAGATGCGGAAGACGCTGATGTAGCAGCAGCGGTAGCAGAAGTAGCAGCACTAGTTGCACTAGTTGCTGCTGCTGTTGCCGAAGCCTGTGTATTAGTTTCAAGTGAGGATAAAGAAATCCATGTACCAGTAGAGTTATCGGCAGATGTAATATCTCCCATGTCTCTAACAAGACCAGATGCAACTTGACCAGCAACTGAAGTATAAGAACTTGCAGCACTGCTTGCAGAAGTGGCTGCTGCAGTTGCCGATGAGGCTGCTGCGGTAGCAGAACTTGCTGCTGCTGTGGCTGAGTTGGCAGCACTGGTAGCACTTGTTTGTGCAGAGGTTGCACTTGTTGACGCAGCGGATGCAAATGTAGATGCACTAGATTGTGATGTGTTCGCTGCGGTTGCAGAAACTGCTGCCGATGTAGCACTTGTGGCTGCAGCGGTAGCACTGTTAGCAGCGGATGTAGCCGAGGTTGCTGCATTGGTTGCTTGCGTAGATGCAGATGAAAAACTTGTTGCTGCTGATGCAGCACTAGTTGACGCACTTGATGCGGATGTGGCTGCACTAGCTGCGCTAGTTGCAGCAGCGGTTGCGCTATTAGCAGCATCAGTTGCTGAACCAGAAATGCTGGTTACGTATGCTTGGTTAACCGCATCTGTAGAACTAGTTGGAGTTGTAGGAATATTAGTAATGCGGAAAGTAGCCATATTAAGATTACCAGCAGCAGTAATAATTGCTGAAGATAATGTCTTAGTACCACTTAATGTTTGAGCACCGCCAGTTCCAACGACGTCACCACTTACGCCGTGAACTCCAGTGGTTGCTACTTCATGTGCTCTTGATTCTGTAAAATCTCTAGCCGATACACCATGCTCGACGTTAGCACCAACAGCATGTGCCTTAGCACCAGATGAGTCAATGTTACGTGTGATCTGATAAGAAGAACCTACAAGACCAGTTACCTCAATAACCTCTTCATTGGCTGTATCCTTTTCAAGGATCAGCGTGTAAGGATATTGCGCTGGTAAATTAGATGCAGCAGACAGCGTTAAGCTGGTTGCTGATGAGGAGATCGAATCCGCTAAGGTTGTTTTAGCAGCATTCGAACTGTAATAGCGTGACGGTGTTGGCATTTATTACCTCGAGTACTGGATAGTGTTTAGGAAGTTGTCTTGTTGCTTTGCTACCTCTTCCGCTAAGCGGACGGTATAAAGCTGGAAAATATATTTTGCTGTATTTGTAGAAGCACCAGCTGAAACAGGTTGATCTAAAGCATCAGCAGATACCGATGTAGCAATTACCTTACCTGGGTCGACTGTTGATAACAGTCGATACATAGCACCAAGACGAACTACATCTTCGCACGATGTTGGTAAACCGCTTACTGTTAACTCTTGGTTATCAGTAATAGTTGTTGGAAACTTTGTATACTGAACACGAACTGTTTGTCCTGGCATTGGTGCTTCATTTAATATAAGTGCCTGACCAGTAGATCCGTTATATAGATAGTTAGTGTCTAATCTCCAACGCTTAATTAAACCCCATACTCCTGAAGAATCTGGTAGTTCCCAAGATACTCCAGTAACATCTACTAAAGCATCAGGCATTATGTAAGAATAATCAGTACCATTAAAAGTAAATGTTTCATTAGCTAGAACAGGAAAGTTCATTCCTTTAATTGTTTCAAGGATTGCTCGCTTAACCTGACTACGTGGGAACATAGGGTTGTTTTTAACAACCGATCCAGATACATGGCTAGTGGCGGTAGTACCACGCCACCCTCTACCAGATGGATTAGCATTTGTTCCTAAAACTTGAACTGTTCCTGATGCCACAACTGATTTTTTTACATATATTAATTCATCATCAATTTCAATAATACCCTTACTTAAAGCAGAGGCATCATCTACTGTTATTGATATATCACCAGCAGCAACAGTATTAGTTGCAATAGTTACTGACTCTTGGTTCTTAACATAACCACTAACTTCACCAAGCGTTTGTTCTGTTAACTGATTTAACGTAGCCATTATGCTTGAACCGCCTTTCCTAAAGTATCGGATGCCATAACAGCAGCCTTGATATCATGCATCTTTGTGGATCTAGGTTGAATACCTTGTTTTCTTGCATTTCTATATGCGTCTAATTCTGAATTGGCTTGCTTGGATACCGCATTAGCCAGTGGATCTGTAATACTAAAATTTGCTGCTCTTGCACATTCGCCCCAGTTAGCATGGTCTTGGGTCTTACAACCAGATCTACAGTTACTCATCCCAGATGTAATCTCCATAACCTGCTGCTGTTAACTCAGCAGCTTCAGCGTCCGTAATAACATTGTCATACCCGCCACGCAATACACGTTGGTATGTAGCAAGATCGCTGTCTTTAGGGACAACAACCGTTGACCATGTTCCATTATTCTTAATTACACTCTTACCAATTGGATAAGATACAAACCAAAGATCATTAGGACGACCAAGTTTGTAGCGGTAAGTAGGTCCACGAAATATCTTTGTCATTACCACTTCACCTTATCTGCCCAATATGCTGCTGACATAACACCTTTGTTAATGTTTTTAGCATGACGTGCCTTGAAAGACTGACGTCTTTGTCGGTAAGACTTTGTCTCACCAGACTTCTTTGGAGAGCCAGATACACCCTGTTGACCAAACCTAATTGTTTTTACTTGGGAGCCAGACTTGGCTACAACCACATGAGATTTTTTAGGATGGGTAGGTGTTCTCTTTGGTTTATTAAAACCAGATACACCTGCTCTTTTAAGCCTTGGGTCCATTCTTCTTGTACTCTCCAACTTTTCCGAGTATTGATTTGATACGTCCGTCTTTGTTTATACGAACTACCATTCCATTTTTAATCTGCATTGGGTTGAAACCATCATGGCGTTTATAAGTGCCACTAGATGACATTACTTCTTCTTACCCATTTTCTTAACCATTGCTTTTTTCATAGCAGGTTTTACTACCATTTTCTTTCCTGACTTCTTGGCTGCTTTCTTAGCCATAGCCATCCCCATTGGGGAATAACTAAATTCTTTTCCGCCTACATTTGGCATTGCCTTCTCCTTTTATTGTTGTTGGGTGAAGAGGGGCTGTTGCCAGCCCCTCTTCTTTATAACTATTGTGCGATGCTTGACTTCGTCTGGATGACGTAACGTGCTTCCTTACGGAAGATGTTCCATCCAATAAGAGCCTTCCATCCAGCTGGACGGAAACGCATCAACTTATCAGTTACTGGACCGATAACGGTCTTTGGCTCATAAGTAACTGCTTCGATAAGAGCTTGCTTACCAAGAAGAACAGTTGCGTATACCTTTGATGTGCCAGAACCTGAGATAGATTCTGCACGAGGTGTCTCAATGTAACGAACCTGATCAAAGATTCCGATCTCACCTGTCCATAGGTTACCAACACCAGCTTCGGTGTAGGTATGAGGTAGTTGCCATACAGCAGATCCGCTTGATTGTGCTTCTGAACGAAGGTCATAAGACACATCTGGGTGGATAAGTGCTGTGTAGAAGCCACCATCACGAGGTTGAACATTTGCTCCACGCAGTCTTGCAACTCCTTTACGAGCAAGTGCTGCAGTAATATTTGCTGCGCTTGTGCTTGAAGAAACGTTCTCACCATTAATGGTTGATTCATCAGCAGATGAAGTTCCTGTGAAACGTCCTGTTGCAAGAGAAGTCAAACGACTCCATACAATAGAATCTAGTGAGTCACGCATGTTGAAAGACAACATGTCGGCAACTGCTGGATCAATTGCAGACAAAGACTCTAGAGCAAGTTTTTCAGTTGTAATAACAGAATTACCGTACTCGTTAACTGTTACGTTAACACGGTTAGTGTTGCTCAACTGTACTGCATCTGGATCTTCAGTCTGGGTTAGTGCTGTTGTTTGACGTGATAGATCTGTGTAGACCTGGAATACGACAGTATTACCTGGGTTTGTTACATCGACAGGACGCTTGTCCGCAAACTTGCGGAACATTGGCTCTGAGCGAAGGTTAAACTCGATATACTTATCATACGCAGTCTGGATCAAGTTCGACATTGTTGATGTCGTAGTTGATGTTGCTGGGGTTGTAGGCATAATTTCCTTCTATTAGGGTTTGATATGGACTATCAGCGTTTTAAGAAGTTGGTTAATTCTTCTGGACTTGATGCGTTAGCAATAAGTGAAGAGATGTCTCGACCCACATTCGGATCAACATCACCATTCTCAAAATCTGATATTTGCTCAAAAGATTGAGCATCAGCGTCTGGTTCATAACCAGCCTCTGATTCATCAACGGCAGTAATTCCAAAAGCCTCGCCGTATTCGGTTAACCATTCAGAAACTGCATCCTCGTCGGCTTCAATCTCCGATGGAATGAACTGAG